GTGCATTTCGGCGCGTTCCTGAATGACAAACTGCACGGAGTGATGTCGTTCGGCTGTCCGCTTGATAAACGCAAGGTTCTCGGACTCGTCGCCGGAACCGGTTGGAATGAAATGCTCGAGCTTAACCGGATGGCGTTCGACGCCGTACTTCCTAAAAATAGCGAATCCCGATCGATCTCGATAGCTATGAAGCTGCTCCGAAAGAACGCTCCGCATATTAAGTGGGTGCTTTCCTTCGCGGACGGCACGAGATGCGGCGACGGGACGATATACCGGGCCAGCGGCTTTATTCTGACCGGATTCTCGGAAGCCTCAATGTACGCCTTGCCCGACGACCTCGCCAAGATCAACGGTGGGCCGATCGCTCACCGTCTCGCCCTGCAATGCAAAACCTCCACGCTTTCGAGGGAAGTATTGAGACGCACGGGCGGTAAGAATCTAACCAATGACGGATATGAGAAACTGCTTGGCCTGAAAGTTATTCCGGGCTTCATGCTTCGGTATATCTATTTCCTCGACCCGAAACAGCGGGCCAATCTGACAGTGCCGGAGCTGCCTTTCTCCGAGATCACACGGCGCGGAGCCGGAATGTACAAAGGCATTAAACGCGTGGCAAGCATAGATGGCGATGCGGCTGTCTTCCAGACAGAAAAGGGAGGTTCGATTCCTACCGCCACGCTCCAAAACTAAACAAGTTACGGCAACAAAATTTGACTCCATAGAGATTTGACATTGAGTGAGGACAAAACAACATCAAGGGAAAAGCCAAAACGAAGACGCTCCCTAGCCCAAACGGCAAAGATCATCGACGCAGGCGGGCGAATCTTCGAGCTTCGAAAGTCGGGCGCATCGTGGCGATCTATTTCGTCGGTTCTGGTTGGCGAAGCCGAAAAGGCTGGCGGCACAGGAAAGGGTTTTTCGTTTGAGAACTGCCGACTACTTTATAACGAGTATGTCGAGATATTACTGGAAAACGGGCGGGACAATCTGGACGCCGAGCGGGAGCGGCTGTTGGGAAAGATCGATGATCTTTATCTCAATTATCAGCCGTACACGAAAACAAAAATCAGTGCTTTGTCGTCGCACAACGAGCTTGAGATGAAGAAGAAAGCGGGCGATATATGCGCCAAGCTGATCCATGAGGAGGCTGACATTTTGGGTGTGAAAAAGCCTCAGAAAATGGAATTATCCGGCGAAGGCGGTTCGCCACTCGTGCCAGTTGTTACGCCGATCATCATCGAATTCACAATGGATGTTCACGATGAAAAAGAATGACCGCCTCAGCCCGCCACAATATGTGCAGCCGCAAACGACGCTATACCGTCCGCGTGGCTCACAGGGTGGTTGAGCGAATAAACGGTCGAGGGCAGACCGTAGGGCGAATGAGAAAGAAGCGACGACGAGATGAGTACAAACGCAACAATACCCAGACTGAAACTGCCTCCTAAATTCGGGCCGGTCTGGAATTCCGTGAAGCCGTATCAAATTTGGTACGGTAGCCGCTTTTCGTCTAAGTCATACACAAAAGCGATCTATTTCTTACAGAAGGCAATGGCCAGCAATTACTATCGCGGCATCTTTGCCCGCGATACTCAGAAAAACGTGCGCGGCTCTCAATATCAGCTTTTCATCGACATCTGCAACAGATTTCCGGCATTTCAAAACAAGTTCAAATTCGGCGATTCCCGAATGACTGTCACCTGCAAACAGAACGGTAACTTTATGGTTGGTGGCTCATTCGAACAGCCGGACACGCTCCGGTCGATCGCAGATCCAACGGACTTCTGGGCGGAGGAGCCGATCACACGCGAGGGCCAGATTCATCGGCAAGATTTTCTCGACATCGCGGGTAGCCTGCGTAACAGCTTCGACGTACCGCCGATGTTCCATTTCACTTTCAACCCGATCTCGAAAGACACATGGATCTATGAGGACTTTTTCGACAAGAAGCTTTACGGCGACGATGTTGAGATTCTCAAGATCAATTATTACGACAATCCCTACTGCCCGCCGGACCGAGTCACATTTCTTGACCGCCTCAAAATCATTGACCCTGAGCGTTACAAGGTTGACGGGGAAGGCGAGTGGGGAACGGCTCACGAGGGTCTGATCTATAAGGTTTATACGCACGTTGACGAGATGCCCGGCATTGACTTTTACGGGGTAGATTTTGGCTGCACCAACCCTTGCGCAATTGTGTCCGGCTGCATTCGCGACGTTATGGGCCAACCGAAAAAGCAGCTTTACGTCAAAGAGGAGCTTTACGAAACCGATCTCGGCGAAACCGACCTCATCGCGATGATGAAGAAACTCGGCATTCGCAAAGACGTGCCGATGATCTGCGACAACGAAGATCCGGGAATGATCTCTGCATTGCGACGTGCCGGATACCGTGCCGTTAAATGTACGAAATATGCGGGTAGTGTTCGCGAGGGAATTCGGCACGTTCTCGATCACAATCTCTTTATTGTACGTGGCTCTGAAAATCTTTCGTCCGAGATTCGTAATTATGCCTGGGAACTTGGACGCGATGAAAGGCCGACGGACAATCCCGAACCAAAATCTGTATGTCACGCCCTGGATGCGTTGCGGTACGGAGCCGAAACAACTCTCTTCAAGAAAGGCAGAGGATATAGCTGGTAACACTATGAGCGACATCACCACAGCACTAGACACCATTCGCCAGTATCGGCCAGAAAAGCAACTTCTGACCGATTACTACAACGGAAATCACCGGCTGCTTTTCGCAACAGATAAGTTTCGCGACACATTCGGCCAGATACTCAAGACGATGCGCGATAATCTCTGTCCGATCGTTGTGGATGCCGCCTCGGATCGAATGGAAATTCTTAATTTCTCTGGCGACGATGAAAGCAAAGAGACGGCGGACAGGGCGTGGCAGCTTTGGAAGCGGGAGCAAATGGAACTCGTTTCGAATAGTACGCACTCGGAGGTTCTGAAAACGGGCGAGGCGTATTTGATCGTGTGGCCAGATGACACGAAAAAGGCAAAGTTCTATTTACAGGACTCGCGTAATTGTGCCGTGATCACGAATCAAGAAACAGGAGCGGTCCTTTTCGCTGCAAAGCTGTGGCCCGACCGCGAAGGCAAACTCCGGCTCACCCTTTACTATCCCGATAGAATTCTGCGGTTCGTTTCGACCAATAAGATCGACAAGACTCTCGTGGCTGAGATCAAGGAATCCAGTTTCCAAAAAGTAGCCGAGAACCCGGAAATGCCGAATCCATATGGCGTTGTCCCGGTATTTAAGTTCGAAGCGAATCCGGTTCTTGCCGATGCCATTCCGCTACAAGACGCCCTTAACAAAACCGTCTGCGACAAGCTGGTCGCGATGGAGTTTGCGGCGTTTCGGCAGCGATGGGCAACGGGATTGGAAGTGCCGATCGACGACATCACCGGCAAAGCGACACCACCTTTCAAAGCCGGAGCGGACAGAGTATGGGCAGTCGATGCGAAAGACGCAAAGTTTGGCGATTTCACCGAGGCAGACCTTGAGCAGTTCCTAAAGGTAGCCGATTCTTATCGCCTCGAAATGGCGCGTGTATCGGGTACGCCGCTTCATTTCTTCTCGATTAATACGAGCGATGCGATGTCGGGCGAAGCTCTCAAAACGCTTGAGTCACGGTTCACGAAACGAATTTGGCGCCATTGTCTTAACTTCGGCCCAGTCTGGGCCAGGGCGATGCGATTGGCGTTGTTGATAGAGGGAACTAACCCGCCGGAAAGCCTGACCGTGCAATGGAATTCGCCTGAGCAACGGAGCGACATGGAATTTCTCGAAACCCTCGGCCTTAAACGAGACACGCTCGATATTCCTGTGGACACGCTGCGGGAGGAATATGGTTACACCGAGGAAGACATCACCAAATTCAACGCTGCGAATGAATTGAGTTTTGATGATTCTGAAAAGGGAGTTGTGGTTTAGGCGGCTTTATCTTGGCAGGACTCGAACCTACTATCCTCCGGGGTTTTCACCCGACGCTCTCACCCTTGAGCTAAAGAACCGCCGCCGTCAGAAATTGTAGCATAGTCAGTTTTTATGACCGAATTCGAACGAATCAGAGCAGAGCAAGACGCCGACTCGGACGCCGAGTCTCTCGGTCTTTTGCTTCTGCTTGCGTTCCGCACACGCGACGGCCGGACGCTCGGCCAGGTGTCATTCGACCGTTTCACGGGACGCTTCACTCTTAACGGTCGCATGGTCGCGGTTCGGTCGATCATCAACTATCTCGAACGAATTAACGAGAAAATGGCCCGTCGTTTGGTGACACTGACGAACGATCTCCAAGCCGGCCGAGTTACATTCGACGAGTGGAAGAGAGGGTTTGATCGAACGATCACGTCAACCCATATTCTCGCCGGTGCATTCGCTGTCGGCGGGATTGTGGCGGCCTCGCGTAGTGCAATCCTAAATGCTCAGCTTTCCGAGCAGCTCGCCTTTGCCGAC